CACCATGATTTTTGCTTAAACCTAACTTAGTATATGAAGCCTTATATCTACCAAAAAGCGCGCGAATTTTCATTACCAATTCAATGGCGGCGGAGCTAAAAGTTCTTGTTTTTCCTACTTCAATCGCGGCCACTGGACCCATTTCGTCCTTTAAGCAATCTTTCCAAAAGCCAACAGTAGTACAGCCTTCCATTGCATTTGACATATGCAATTGGAACCTGTCCATCAACAACTGAGTGTCGTTGTCGTCGGCTTTCAACGAAATAATTCCAGTGTCCTCGTCATGGTAGAAAAAGTCACGTTTCTGCTTCTTCGTCGGCATGACTTGGGCCCAGGGAATTCCAGAGGCAGCTCTTAATTCCATGGGCTCAAGAAACTCGACGTTGGGATCACCATTCAAGACCTCCCGCAACATCACGGCGGGGTCCCAATCGGTTCCAATTTCTAAATCTGCTTCTTTAAACAGAAACGTATCCCTTTCTACGGTCTTCTCGACGATGTAATCGAGGATCTCCAGATCTATGTTCGTGTTCTCTTCTGTGGCGTACTTCGAAATCTGAGTAACCAACAAAGAAGGTTTGCCCTTCCCGTCAATTTTAAGGTTACTTTTATCGGTTAAACGCTTATCATGAACATCAAGAACACGGGGGGCCTCTCTCTCTTCAAATGCCCCATAAAACGGAGCTTTCTTCAATTGAGTTTGACCTTTAGCTGGGCCTGCCATATTTGGCAATAACAATCCGCCAATGATTTCGACGTTAGGACCAATGGGTTTATCGTTGGTTTCACCATTAGGGTCCACGTATTTAAAAAGCTCCTGGCTACGATCATCTGACGCGGGGGGAAAGTCGGGAATGTAACGAGTTACACGCCCTTGAAGAGTTGGAATACTTGAAGAGCATTTCAACTGTAAAGTCTTAAGCGAATGAGCTGAAGGCTCCTTCGATTTGGCAATAAGTTCCGTTATATATTCTAAACAAACAAGTTGGCTGAAGGCGTACGACGGAGAACCAATTGTATGAAAACCGAGTAGTTTTCGGGGAGTATTTGCACCATGGGCAATTATGGGGCCACCACAATCGCCACCCTGAGTTGGGCAACCTACTGTCGAATACCCGGTTATATCAAAACCAGTTCTTTTAAAACGGGTCAGTTGAGGTGAAGCCCCAACTGGCGCAACATTCACAGAAATTTCAACTTCCTTCTGGAACTTAGCGGTTGCCATACAAATCAATCCGGTTGTCGGTAAATACTGGAGAATAGAAAGTCCACCAGTATTATTAACTAACCATTTCTCTTCGACGGCATGATTTAAAACAAAATTTGAAAATCTATTCCAGACTGTAAATGAAGTTCGCAGGTCTGGATTTACATTTGCCACAACTTCTTTAATTTCTTTTGCATCGCACAAATCTGCGATCGCAAGATCACGGTCGGAATCGAAGCCAGTAACTTTTACCACGGTCATATCCTTCAAACTGCCGTTCAAAGGAGAAAGCGATGTTAAATCTAACCTACGGACACACAAAAACACATCTTTGTTTTGTTTACATAAGGATTGTTGTTCCTTACTTAACAGATGACAAGGAAAAATGACATGGTCGCCAACGCCCCACCCGGCAAGGGAAGAGCCAACGGCTAACATTTCATTCTGAGAATAAAACGGTGCAACTCCCACAAGTATCTTCTTCATCATGACATGAAGAAGTTGCACTGCATTCTGATCTGTTGAGCTCTCAAGAGTGGGAGCCGGTAAGGGTGGACGAGGGACAACAATACTTAATTCTTCCAAAACCTTTTGTAACGTTTCACGAGGGAATTCTTCTGAAGGAAGAATTCCCATTTCACAATAAGACAAATGGGTACCTAACACAAAAGCTAAAAACCAAGCATAATCAGACGTAAACCACGAAAAATTAATACAACACTCAGGGAACAAAACACGCATGTGATTATTTTCAATCACCCATTCACACATGTCGAAAAGGAATTCAGTAAACTGCTTAAAATCAGGGGAACCGGAAACAATACGAACAAATTTGGTGCTTGACTGATGGTCAAAAGCATCACAGTTATAATCATTAGAACCACCAAAGAAAACAAATGGTTCCTTAGTAATAGCTGACTGAAGGTCTGACGGCTTGAAATAATAAAGAAAATCATCCAAATCTGTTGAATCTAAAACATAAGAACCTTTCTGCCAAACTAAATTAAGTTCGTCAGAGAGACGCTTATAAAACATTTGAATTTTAAAATTTGAACCATTAAAAACTTTATAAATGATCCGCATAGCTACATGCATGGGAATTCGATCTAAGCCCATTCCAATCATGGGACACGCGAACTCAAGACATTCTTCTTCAATCAACCATGCCTTCAAGTTCTCCAATGCATCCTCATAATGTTTGAGCAGGGGTTTATCCTCTGCTTTGGCTTTAGTTACCATATTAAGAAGATCGAATTTCCGTGCATGAATCTTCACGGAAGTTGCATAAATTTGACCAATTTCAACTTCTGAAGGAAGTTGGCCACGAACTGAGG